TACCTACAAGTTCCTGCCATTCACGTTGACGCAGGTCTATGCGGGTCGTATCGCTCAGTCTTTTGGTGAGATGGACATGGTCACCACCGATGCCAGCGCCTGCGCTTCAAGCCTCAAGGTGATGATGGATGTGGTCAACCTCATTGACTTCTACGATTACGACCGTGTAATCGTTCTGACTGTCGAGGATGGCGTCTCCAACGCTGTGCTGGAGTTCTTTGGTGACTCCAAGGCTGTGCTGACCGAAAAGCAAGAGCAGGAGGGCATAAAGCCATCCGCTTTCGACTCGACGAACTTTGGGTTTCGGATTGGTCAGGGCGCGGCCTTGGCTGTATTTGAGTCCCGTGACGCTGTAGCCAGACAACAAATCAAGCCTCACGCCCGTCTGGTGGGGGCTTACAGCGCCTCAGAGCGCTCAACAAATGCAATTGGGCAGTGCGAGGACGGTGAGGGCTTCATCAAGGCTATGGAAGGTGCTATGCACTATAGCAATATATCCCCTGATGAGATTAAAATAGTCAAAACCCACGGCACTGGAACGGCGTCCAACAACAAGGCTGAAAAGAACGCCTTGAACCAAACGCTAAAAGCATTCGTTGCAACCTCGTATAAACAAAAAATTGGTCATACGATGGGTAGCAGTGGACTGCTTGAGACACTTTTACTGTTAAACGATATTAGGTCTGGAGTTGTTCCAGCGATTGAGAACCGAACCGAAACCGATTCGGTATTCCTTTCGGAATCGACAACACCACCTGATGGTCTGATAATGAGTCTGGCGGCTGGGATGGGCAACATCTATTCCGCCGCAATTTTTAAGGGGATGTGATGCTGGTCGATAGCAAAAAGAAACAACTGGGTCAAGAAGCAATCTTGATGATTGCGGCTCAAGAAACCAAGTCGCCACACCCTGCCTCCACTGTCTACGCGGCAATGGTCAAAGAGATGAATATGCCCGGCACATCTATCGTGCGCGAGGGCAACACCCTTTTCGTTATCCACAACGCCGAGGGGCGTGTTGGTGTGTTCCGCGCCTTAAACGCAGACACCGCCCGCAACTACCTAGAGAGTTCATACGCCTTCATCCAAGGTGCATACAAGATGGGTTTTGACACGCTTGTAAGCGAGTTTGAAGACCCAACAATTATGAACATTTTCAAAGCAATCTCACGCAACCCCCCGCAAGAGGGCATGGGCTACAAAGCCGAGAGAACCAAAACAGGTTTCCGCGTGACGGTCAAGTTAGGGCCAAAGCGGGCTGAAAGGGAATAAGCATGAGCGCAGTTGTCAGTATCGTTGAAGACGCCTTTGAAGCTGTTGGCGACGTATTTGAAGCCGTTGGTGACGTCGTCGAAGACGTTGTTGACGTTGTCGGTGACGTTGTCGAAAAAGTTGGTGACGTTGTTCAAGCGGTAATTGACGACCCGCTCCCTGTCCTGCTCTCTGTTGCTGGCAGTTTTGTCGGCATACCTCCTGCCGTCACGATGGGCGCAATCACTGCCGCACGCGGCGGTGACCTTGAGGACATTGCCCTGTCAATGGGTACGGCGTACTTTGCTCCCCAAGTTGGCAGTGCAATTTCCTCTACTGTGTCGTCTACTTTCATTGAGGCTGGTTTCAACGAAACATTCTCTCAAGTTGCAAGTTCTTCAATCAGTAAGGGCTTGGTCAACGGAACAATTGCAGAAATTAAAGGCGGCGATTTTGAAGACGGTTTTGCTGGTGGATTTACTGGCGGCATGGTCTCAGGCGGTGTCAGCGAAGTTGCAAGCTACGTCAAGCCTGACGTCATTGAGTTGGCTATGGAAAGCGGCTTGGACTTGCAAGACGCAACCGCAGTCTTCAACGCAGGCACAAGAGCATTCTCATCTGGCATCACTGCTGAAGTGACTGGTCGAGGCGACTTTGAAACTGCATTCGCAAACAGCGCGGTTGGCTCAGGTGTTGACTATGGCGTTCGTGAAGTCAACGAATCAATTGATAAGCAGTTCCGCGCCGCCGCAACTGATTGGAACGAGAAAGACAAAGAAGGCGAACCAGTCAGCGTAGCAACAACTGGCGCTGGTATCCCTGATGAAGTTGTTGGTCAAGTCACCGTCTCTGGTTACGGCGTGGAAAACGACGCAGGCACTTTTGATGTTGCAAGCGTGTTGGCTGACGCTGATGAAACAGAAAGTGTAAACAACGCAACATCTTCATACACTGGCGAGACCCCAACGTCTGAGATTGCAATTCTTCCTGACTCTGAATCTCTTCCTGAGATTGAAGTTCGACGCGGTGAAATTTTTGCGGACGCCCCTCAAGCTGAAGGCGAAACTGATTTTGCTGAATTGCTTGGCGAAGAGACTCCAGCATCTAGCAACACCTTGTTGGCTGAAGCACCCGTCGGAACCGAAGACGTCCCTGAAAGCGTGATTGACATTGCTGAGGGTCTTCCATCCGAGGCTCCTGCTGTTGCATCAACAGAACCTGTGGGCGGCTTGAATGCTCTGGCTGACGCTTCCGTACCAGCAATCGACTTGGACACTTCCAAGCCTGCTGTTGTGTCTGAGGCTCCTGTTGCTCAAGACCTGTTGACTGCTGGCTTGGCTTCTGACCAACCCGCTGGTGGTTTGAATGCCGTTGCGCAAGCAGAACAAGCAACGCCTGAAGCAAAAATGGCAACCTCTATGGGCATCAAACCCACAGACTTCACCAAGCCTATGGTCGCTACTGTTGGCAACTTGCTCAAGCAAACCTTGACGCAGAAAAAGCAACCAGTGCGTCGCGCTCCTGCGCCAAGACCTGCTGGTGGTTTGCAAATGGCAACTGCCAAGCCTGTTGCACGCAAAGCGCCTCCACCACAACGCATGGACGTGGCAAAGCTGATTCCAATTCAGAAGGCCGCGCCAACACAACAGGTCAAAAAAGTTGCTCGTGCCGCGCCTGCAAAGACTTTGGCAAGCGGAGCAAACTTAACTCCTATAACCGACATTGCAAGTCTGACTTCGCTTGTAAAGAATGGTGGATAAAAAATGGCTATTCTAAAAAAACGCACATCAAGCAGACAACTTCCTGACGCAAGGGGAGTTGACCGCGCACCGCTGGGTAGCGTCATTCGCGGTGTAGACAATACCCCCTTCATCTCTGACAGGGGCGCGTCTTCTTTGACTTCTGCTGGTGGCTCTGGCGGCTCCAATACCAACATCAAATCTGGCGTTGGCAACCGCCCGTTCACCTCGACGTTTGTCAACCCTGCAACCAAGCCTACGCTGACAACAAGCACGTCTTCGACGCCAAAGACTACTTTGACTCCAAAGACATCTTTGACCACGAAGACATCATCTACACCTAAGACGACGCTTGCCCCCAAGACAACGCTGACGTCTAAAACCACGCCGACGACAAAACCGACGATTACAAACAAGACCACGACTACACCGACCACCAAAACCACAACTGGTACAGGCGCGGCAAAACCTACGGTCAAGCCAAATGTCAGCAATCCAAACTCGACCACCAGTAAGGTGGTGAACGCACTCACGGGCGCGGCGATTGGTGCTGGCACAAAACTGTTGATTGACAAAATTACTGGCAAGCCAAACGTCTCAAAAACACCAGCGCAAATTGCCGCTGAAAAGAAAGCGTTAGCCAGCGCCACGTCAAAAGACAAAGCCGCCGCCGCTACTGCAACTGCCGCCGCAAAGGCAAAGGCGGATGCCGCCGCAAAAGCAAAAGCTGAGGCGGTAAAACCAAAGGCTCCCCCAACAAGCGTGGTGAAGCCGCCTGTCACTGACCCTAAAGACCCCAACTATGTCGGCCCTCCAGCGCCCCCCGCTGATGATGAGTTCATCACAGACGAAAAAGGCAATGTTTATCAGGTCATGCCTGATGGCTCTGAAGTTTTGTATCGCGCCGCTGAAGTCCCTGAAGACGAGTTCACAACCGACTCTTTGGGTAACGTCTATAAAACCATGCCTGATGGCACTTCCGAACTTTATCGAGCCGCAGAGGTTGCCGAAGACGAATACATGACAGACTCCTTGGGCAATGTCTACAAGACGATGCCTGATGGGACGTATGAGTTGTATCGTGCCGCAGAGGTCGATGAAGATATTGACGCCTTCCCCCCAAACACAGTGGGTACAGACGACAGTTCAACTGGTTTTGAGCCTGAATATTTTGAAGACTCATTGGGTAATGTTTACATTTCAACTGCGGATGGTGGGTATGACCTTTACCGTGCCGCAGAAGTAGACGAGGACATCTACGAAGACACCCCCGTTGCTGACAACACTTGGGTTGATGATGCAACTGGTGCAGTTTGGACTATGGGTGAAGACGGGACGTGGGACACTGATTTCAATTACGACAGCTATTGGGCGTCGCTTGATGACAGCGTTCTCAGTGATGACTCCACAGACTACAGCGTCTACAACGACTCATCGGACTATACCGATTACCCAGAAGATATTTATTGGGACAGCGACTACGCTGTAAACAATGACGACTCGTCGTATTACATACCATACGAAGATGAAGAATACGGCAAACGTGGAGGCTTGATTACTATGATGAAAAAAGGCGGAGTCGCTAAATTTGAAGACGGCGGATACGTTGATAACGGCGATGGCACATACACCATTGGCAACTTCACCTATGACATGATGACGGACGAGTACCTGTACTCCACCGACCCAGACACTGGAGACATCAGCAACGTCAGTCCTGATGCCATTTACTCAACGGATGAGGAAGAGCCGTACTACGACACTGATTCGCTGGGCAACATTTTCAGGAACGGCGAGTTTTATCGTGCGGCTGAAGTTCCAGAAGACATCACATCCTCTGGTGGCGGTGAGCGTCCTTGGTATGAAAACTTGGGTAACACCTTGACTGGTGGTGTTAACACATTGACCCGCTTAGGTAGTGACGCCCTGTCTGGTATTACTGGTGCGCTTGGCACAACCGCAGGCGCGGCTGGCGCTGGCGCTTTGGTTGCCACGTTGCTTGGTCAAGACTTTAGCGGTGGTACTGGTGCGCAAAACCAAGGTTTGGATATGTCGCAGGTTGGCCTCATCAACCCACGCACCACAGATTTTGGAATTGGCCCAACTCGCTTTGTGGGCTACGAAGACTACGGCACAAGCGATGGCGACTACACGCCAAACGCAGAGTTGCTGAAGAACCTGAATGCCCCGGGGTACAACCCCGTGAACGAAGGCGACTACGGCTACGAAGAAGTTGCCGCTGAAGAAGAGGCTCCCAAAATGGCCTCTGGTGGCCTGTCTTCGATGGCTACCCCTGTGGCCTCGTACTACACCTTCGGTCAGCCTGCGGACATCTTGGCGAACTTGGGAATGCGTCAGCAACCCCCAATGAACCCTCCTGAGATGATGCCTCAGATTGGTCAACAGCAACCCCCTCAGCAAGCACAACAGCAGGGTCTGCCACAGCAACAGCCTCCTCAAATGGCGCAACAAATGCCACAAGGGATGCCACAGCAAGGCATGATGCCTCAACAGCAGGGCATGGCTCCCCCAATGCGCAAGGGCGGCTTGCCTCACGTTTCCAACGTGCCACTGACTCAGGGCCGCATGGACTTCCGCAAGGGTGCGGCTGTGCATGGCGCTGGCGATGGACAGTCGGACGACATCCCAGCTATGCTGGCGGACGGTGAGTATGTGATTGACGCCGAGACCGTGGCCCAGATTGGTAACGGCTCAACAAAGGCGGGCGCTCAGGCTTTGGACAAGTTCCGCGAGGGCATCCGCGCCCACAAGCGCTCGGCTCCAATCAATAAAATTCCGCCCAAGACCAAGGCGCTGACCTCATACCTCAAAGGAGCGAAATAATGGCTGGCTTATTTCAGGGTGACCCACTACCCGCGATTACCAAGACGACGGAAGCCCAGCAGACGGCTCCAGAGTTTTACACGAATTACCTGCAAGACATTGCCAACTTAGGCCAGAACGCTGTCCAGCAAGGTGGTATCGCTGGCTTCAGTCCTTTGCAACAGCAAGCCTTCCAGATGGCTCCAGACGTCGCGTTTGCTGGCGCTGGGTCTATGGGCGCGGCTTCTCAATTGCTGGGCGAGGCGGGCGCTACAACCGTTCCTGACGTCATTGCTGACTACATGAACCCATACACCAGTGCGGTGGTGGATGAGATGGGTCGCTTGACCAACCGCAACGTCCAAGAAAACATCATGCCAAACCTCGGTGCGGCGGCTGTTGGCTCTGGGCAGTTTGGCTCACGTCGTCAACAGCAGGTCACTGGCAACGCTTTGCGTGACATCCAAGCTGACTTGATGGGCAAGCAAATGCAAGCCCTCCAGCAAGGCTACACGACCGCTGGCACACAGGCTCAGACAGACTTGTCTCGCGCCTTGAATGCTGGTCAGGCTTTTGAGAATCTGGGCCAAGCCCAACAAGGCATGGGTCTGGCTGGTTTGAAGACCATGTCCGACTACGGCGCTCAACAGCAGGCTCAGGGCCAGAAGTTGCTCGACTACCCAATGGCTCAGACTCAGCAGTTTGCCAAGCTGATGCAGGGCTACCAAATGCCTATGGGTACGACCACACAGTCAACTGGTTCCGAAGGTTACTCCAATAGCCCGCTGTCGCAGATTGCTGGCTTGGGTTCTTTGGTGGCGTCGCTGTTCCCAAGTTCCAGTTCAACCGACGCGCAGAAGGCGTACTACGACGCAATGGCAGAAGAGTCTCGCTTGCGTGCGGCAAAGGTCGCCAAAGGCGGAGTCATGCGCAAAGCCAAAGGGGGCGGTGTACGTCTTGCTGATGGCGGAATGGCCCCAACTGGCGCAGAATATCACGATGGCAACGGAAATTTTTACGATGCCGATGGCTACTTAGTGGGGTAAAGAATGGCAATTCCAACACAGGGTGGTTTGGGTCAAGCCTCCGCCGCTCAAGCAAAACCTCCCGCTCAAGCTGGAAACAAGTTTGATGCAAGCGCAGTGCAGGCCGAGAACATCGAAGAGATAACCAAATCGAAACCGACTGGCTTGAAAGAGACAATCGTTGACGACCTTGGCGACCAGCGCGAGGCAATGAATGCCGCGCTGTTGCGTATGCGTGAGAGTTTGGATATGCGCAAGAACAGGATGTTTGACCCTGTCTTGATGCAGACCGCCGCAGGCTTCTTAAAACCAACCAAGACGGGTTCGTTTGGCGAATCCTTGGGGTATGCCGCAGAGAACGCTGGAACAGCCGCAGAGCGCGAAATGCTCCACCAGCGAGAGAACCAGAAGCTGGAGATGGAACTGCTTGGCAAAGAGCAAGAGTTGCGTCAGCAGTTGGGTGGCGACCAGTTAATCAGCGCCCTGATGGGTGGCCCCAAAAACGTAGGCGCACCTGCACCTGCTGGCGGTGCTGTGACTACGCCAGACGGACAGCTAAGAGTCCCCGGCACAGCCTCGCCTGTTGACGTTACAACCGCTCCAAATCCAAACCAAGTTTTGACTGCCGCACGTCAAGGCCGCATTCCAATCACTGATGAGGTGTTGTTGCTGGCAAGCCGCGTGGCTCCAAAGATGCTCCCAACCTTGACCGAGATTCGCAAGGCCCAAGAAGGTGAAGAGAAGAACCGCATTGAGCGCGAGAAGCTAGGCCAAGACAAGCGCAAGGCTATCCCTCGTGGCTTGCGCACTGAGCGCGAGATGAACGTGGCTGAGTACGCTGAATACCAAAACGCCCTCAATAGATATTTCAATGATGGCGACGAGAACAAGTTGCTTGAGTTCTATGACCGTAAGGGCTGGCTTGAGTCTGAGCAGGTTCGTGGTCGCAAGATTACGCCAAAGCCAGCAGACGGCACAGCGCCAACAGAGGGGGGCGCACCGCCACCTATTCCTCGCGCCAAATCCGCGTCAGAGCAAAAGGCTGACGAAGCCGCCGCAGAGACAACCTCAAAGGGTCGCGCTGAAGCCGCTGAAAAGATGGCGTCACGACTTGGCCTGCAAGCTGAGGCGGCGTTTGAGAACAGCAACATTGCAAACGACATGATTGGCTATGCCAAGAACAACCCGCTGGTGTTTGACATTATGAACCGCCCCGGCCTCGCGAACGCGGTGGCCCGTGCTGTGCAAGAAGGCGCGAACGTCGGCAACTTCAACATCAATCTGCCTGCCGCGACCATCAAGCAGTACGAACTCAGTGGCAACGACTTGACTGCGTTGCAGATGTTCATGCAGAAGAGCGCACAGTTGCAGTCGCGTGGTCGTCAGTTGAACAGGACACCGGGCGAAGGCTCCACCTCCGACTACGAAACCAAACTGCTGGGCGGCATCTATGCGTTGCCATCCGACAGCCAACGCGCCATCATTCTGAAGTCCGACGCCCTCAAGATGCAGGGTATGTTTGACGAAGAGCGCTTCAAGCTGTGGAACCAAAAGAGCAAGCAGGCTGGCTACACCTACAACGACTTCCTTGTTGACGACGACTTCAAGGCGCTCAAGGCTGACTATCGCAAAACGCTTGACCGCGTGCGCGAAGAGAACATGGACTTGCTGTCGCCAAAGAAGAAGGACAAAACGCCAGCGGCTACATCCCCAACTCCCGCAAAGCCTGCCACACCAACGGATGGGGGCGGAAATCCAAAGGCAAACACTCCTGCAACGCCGTTGCCATCAACCGACCCGTCTGTGCCTCCCGGCTACATACGAGACAAAAAAACTGGCGTGATTCGCAAGAAACGCGAAGGGGAGTAATATGGCAAATGACCATGTAAAGATGTTCACCGAGGAGTACAGCCCGATTGCTGTGCAGGTAGGCAAGCAGATTGGTGTGTCTCCTACGGTGTTGTTGGCTCAGTGGGGCATGGAGACTGACTACGGTCGAAAAGTGCCGGGTCACTTCAACCTTGGCAACATCAAAGATATGTCTGGCGCAGGCACTTCAGCGGTGGACAACAAGAGCAAGACCAAAGACAACTATGTGAACTTTGAAAGCCCAGAGGCTTTTGGAGATTACTATGCAAACATGATGCGCCGCCTCTACCCCAAGGCGCTCAACACTGGCGACGACATCACCAAGTACGCGCAGGGTCTGCGCACGGGCGTCAAAGGCTCCTACGCAGAAGACGAGGGATACGAGCAAGCTATTCGTGGCGCTCACAAACTCACGTCCAACTTTTTCGGTGGCGCTGATGATGGCGAGAAGAAAAGTGAAAGTCCTTTTGAGGGCTACGAGTCAGAGTCCTCAAAGTTAAAACGTGAGCAGGAGGAGGCTGAAAAGAACAAGCCTCCTGCGGTCGTGAACCCTGATGACAAGCAGGGTGGAATCAACGCGCCTGAAGTTGGCGCTATTGCTGGTGCGGCGACAAACCTGTTGTTCCCGCCAATGACAAACCCAGAGTTGCCTCCAAAGATTGACACCAGTAAGGCTCAAGAGCGTGCGCTGGAGACTGCGGACAAACTGGAGTTGGCTCGACGTAACTTGGAGGTCGCTGTGCCTCAAGGCGCAGACAATCTTGAGGAAACATTCCGACAAAGTCAGGGCGAACTTGAGCGCCTCAAGAACGAACAGCGTCTGACTCAAGAGCGCTTGAGGGGTCTACCCAGAACTCCGCCAGTGGTTGAGCCGCCTGCACCATCGTCGCCGTTCCCGCAAGTGATTCGCACTGGCCCAGCAAGTGGTGCGCCAGTCGAAGGTGACTCAGGTGTAAGGAACTGGACAATCAAGTCCGCAGGCCAAAAGCATCAAATGCCAGAGGCCATTTTGGACATCGTTACCGACCAGACCAAAGACAGCCCAACAGGCGGTAAGCGCCTAATTGAAGAAGACTTGAAAAATCTGGAAAAAATCAAGAAACTTGGTGCTGGTGACTATGGCCTCGTGACGACCGAAGGCGGCGTGCAACTTCAATTGCCACCCACCACTGTGGCGGAGCGTCAAGCTGATATAGACCGACAGAACCAAGCAAGTCAAGCCGAGTTGGCTCAAAAAACCGAACAGGCTCGACTTCAGCAAGAGGCCCAAGCGCGGGCTTTCCAGCAACAACAAGCCACTTATGAGGCTGAGTTGGAACGTCTGCGTCGAGAGCGTGCGGCGGCTGGTCAACAGCACAACGTGGTCACGGGCCAGAAACGCACGGCGGCTCCTCTACAGCGTGCGCTGACCAAAGCTGAGACCGATGCCGAAATTGCTCGTCGCAGACTGGCTCGTGCGCAAGAACAGCCAAATGCGCTGGTGCGTCCTTTGGATGCCGCTGGCGTGAAGACTGCAAAGATGGGCGCGTTGCCGCGAACTGTTGTTGGTGGTGGCGCTGGCTACCTTGGCGTGATGAGTTACCAAGAGGCTTTGGCTCGATTCAAGGCTGGCGATACCAGCGAGGGCGTTTTAAAGGCTTTGGAGGCGGGTTCTGCGGCGGCGGCTCTGTTACCCCCTGCGGGCAAGACAATGACCCGTACAAGGGGCGCTGGCGTCCTTGGTGGGCTGGGTCTAGGAACCTACGAACTCGGCAAGCGATTGCTGAAAGAAAGACCGCCAGAAGAGTAAATTTCGAGGAGCAGTTGCCACTCTCCTTTTAGCCCCCCTTTAATCGGGGGGGCTTTTTTTACGCGCTTCCAGCGGTGAACATCAAGAGCATCTGGGTCTGGGCCATTCGCTCTTCGGCCTCATTGACCCCATCATCAAACCCCTGCTCGTATGCCTCAAGGCAAGCGTGGGCCAGAAGAGCCTCTGGGTCGCGCCTGCCTTCTTCATATTGCTTTGCTAGGTATCTGATGAGATGGATGTCCATGATTACTTCGGGCGTTGTGTGTCGAGGGCTTTTGCGACCTCGCGGTTGAGTTGGCTCACAATTTCCACGCACCGAGCGTGTTCCTTCCGAGCGTACTCCACCGCCACCATTTGTTCAATACGGTGGGCGAACTGGACAATGTCTACTTCGTCAGCCAAAAGAGCATTAGGCTCTTTGTGGTCACAGTAGAAAAAGACCTGTTTGATGGTTTCTTCACTTAGCATTTTTACTCCTTACTTGTGTGAATTTTTCAATTGCCAGAACTGAAGCAGGTTGACGAACATCTCCCAACCACGGTCAAGGTCTTCGAGGCTCCACTCGCGCACCACGACGAGGTCAGGGACGCTACGGGACACGAAGACGTTGGCACAGCGGGCCTTGGGAATGCCTAGACCAACTCGATAAGCTGAGAGTTGCATGAGGTGTTCGTCGTAGCCATCGACCTTTGCGGGGTCAGAGAACTCTTTGGTTTTGATGTCAGCGACGATGCCTTCTCCATCCCCAGTAAATAAATCGCACTTACCGCCAAAACCGAGGTCATGTGCGAACGAGCGCTCAGAGACCCATCGTTGTTGACCGAAGTGTTTTGTGATTGCGAGGTCGCAGGCTTGGACACTCTCATGGTGCTTGCCTGTCGGATTGTTTTCATAAAAGCCTTGAATAGATGCATGGATGTCAGTTCCCGCATCCGCCGCCGAACGACCCTGTTCTTTGGAATCGTTGATGATTCGGTCTATGTATTCCTTTTCAGGTTCGTCGGGGCGGCGGGGAAGGGTAAGCGCGGCGAGTAGTACCTGTTGCTGAAGCCAATTGGTCAGTGCAGGTTTTGCCGCGACACTCAGAATTGTAGTGACACTCGGAACCAAGTTCATGGTTCGAGCATCTCTGAGCGTGGTGTTGCGTGGTGAGCCATCTTTCTTGGATGGGACTGTGTACTGTGGCACGCCGTCGCGGGTGTACCAGTGATTTGATTCGCTTGCGCGTGGTGCTGTTGCCGTGATAGTCATCTTTTTTCCTTATTTGAACCAGAGATAAAAGCCATGCAAGATGCCGATGGGGAACATGATTGCGCCAGCAACCAAGAAGCCCCACAAGCCTTGTGCAAAGCAAGTGAAGACGTGAGTGAGCCAAGCAAAAAAGCAGGCGAGTCCTATGATGTAGCCCATATTTTCCTTATTGAAATTCTTGGGCGTCTGCCCAGTTGTACCAGCGCGTGACAAATTTCTTGAGGTCATCAAAAGACTTGCCCCGCACCCTGAAGCGTCCATCTGAACAGAGTTGCTCAAACTTCTCGACCACCGTCTCGCCATCCGTGTTGCCTTGGATGATGACGACGGTGAACTGGGGTTGCCTTGCCAGATTGCGCAGTAGCAACCCCTGTCCTTGGCTGATGCTTTCACCTTCCCGCTTCCATTCACCAACAAAGAATTTGCACTTGCGTTCAAACACCATGTCGATGTCGCAGGGCGTCGCTTTTGGGTTGGTCTCAATCAGTCCTTTGAACTGAAAGAAATCAATGTGCGCCGCGTTTTGGTTACGCATGAGCCTCATGGTCAGAAGGGGATGTCGTCGTCCATGTCGTCAAAGCCGCTGGAAGCCGCTTTAGCGGGCGCTGGAGCGCTTGAACCTCCTCGGCTTTGCCACTCTGGCGACTTCTGGATTTTCTCCTTCAGGCCGTTGCTGAAGCTGTCAAACAGCGTCATGTCAGGCTCGTCGATGGAGAACAACTTCAGGTCGTTGTGGCCCTCTGGCATTCCTGCCTTCTTGATTGCGGGTGGCACAGACATGATGGCGGCAATGTTGGTGTACTCCTTGCCATTGTTGCCCATAGCCTTGATGACCGAAATCATCGCCCACGCGCCCAGCACGTTTTTGAGTTCAAAGCCACGCAACTCTTCAGCGGTGAACTCACGTCCACGCCATGTTTGCAGGTCTTTGCGTAGGGTTGCCATCTCCGCCAGCGAGAGCGTGAAGTTCTTGCTGATGGACATTGGTTCGCCCTTGGTTGTGACAATGGGCTTGCCCGCGTCGTCTTCGCCATGAACCTCAAATTGCAACATGACCTTTGGCAGTTTTTTCACTGTGCCAAGGTAGGTTGATTCTTGGGTTCCCAAGTCAATTACTCGGTAGCACCGTGCAAGGTGCATTCCTTGGGGGACAGGGGTAAATTCACCACCGCCGCCGCCGCTTTCTTTCGCTATTAAAGCCATCATTCGCTCCTAGTTTCTTCAGTCATAAATGAACTCTTGGGCATCCCGCATTCAGCGCAGATGAGTACCCAATCGTCCTCGGTAGCAACGCCTGCGATGCCCCTTCTCAGAGCCTCCTCAAGCATTTGCATTCTTTCCAGCATAAGCTGGTGCATTTCACTTTCATTGTGCATGGTTCGCTTTCAAGTTAAACTGGGTGTAGTGTATCATGTTTAATCTGGTGTTGCACAACAATTTTTTTTAGTGTAACATCCGCTTAACCAAGAAAGGAACCAGATGACTCTAACCGAATATTTTTCCGACAAACCGAGGGGGACGATGATTGCTATGGCCCGCACGCTGGGCATCAGCAAGACGTGGTTTTCATTGATTGTTACGGGGCGACGACTGCCTAGTCCCGAACTGGCTCGTGACATCGAGTTGCACACAGGCAGGAAAGTGAAGAGGGCTGAACTTCGGCCCGACATTTTTGGAAAGACAGCGAAATGATATGGTACAAATTTCACATTGGTGACTACCTCACCCACACAGTGCATCTCAGCGATGCAGAGGACTTGGCGTACCGACGCCTGCTTGACCTTTACTACATGAGCGAGAAGATGATTCCGCTTGACACCGAGGCTGTGGCCCGCAAGATTCGTCTTGATTTGGACATAACCGAATCGGTTTTGGATGAGTTTTTTGAACGTACCGAAACAGGGTATTTCAACAATCGTTGCCATGTCGAAGTTACCAAGTATCAACATCAAGTCGAAAATAATCGACAACTCGGAAAGCGAGGCGGCAGGCCGTCAAAAACCGAATCGAAAACCGAATCGAAAGCGAACGATAACCCTAAGAAGATACAGATACAGAAGAAGAATATAAATACATCGTCGAAATTCGACGAGTTCTGGCAATGTTGGCCTTCGTCCAAACGCAAGGTCGCAAAGTCAGAGTGCCAGAAGAAATGGGCCAAGGCTGGGTTGGACTCTGTAGCTGACGTCATCATCGCTCAGGTCAACATCCTGAAGGTGTCTGAGCAGTGGACAGGCGGCTACGAGCCAGCACCTTTGACGTACATCAACCAACGTCGTTGGGAAGACGACGCAGGCACGCCAGCCGTTGGTCGGAGGGTGATATGACCCCTGTTGAGAAAATGCTGGGGATGCTGACCAAGGTCAAGGGCCGAAACGGGTCTTGGACTGCCTGCTGTCCTGCGCACAACGACAAGGGGCCATCCCTTGCCATTCGTGAGACAGACGACGGTCGGGTGTTGCTCCACTGCTTTGCAGGCTGTGAGACCTTGAGCGTGGTGCAGGCATTGGGCATGGACATGACTGACTTGTTCCCACCAGACGACAAGCGCCGTGAGTACCCAGTTGAAGGTAAGAAGAGCCTGAAGCCAGCGTTCTACGCCAGCGACCTGATGCGAATCATCTCCTTCGAGGCATTGGTGGTCTCCATCTGCGCCTATGACATGAGTCAAGGTAAGAAGTTGAGCGAAGGCGACAGAGAGCGAATGAAATTATCACAACAGCGAATTGAAGAGGCAATGAAATATGCAAACGTCTGACGTGCAAAAAAGAGCGCAAGAACTCGACGAGGCTCGTCGTATTCGTATCGTGCGACCTGACGAGGTTGACTTTGAGAAGTACCTCAAGGCCAACGACGTGGCCCAGAAGGTCAAGGGCGCGGGCGAGTTCTTGGATGAAATCGAGGCAGAGATTGCCAGCCCAGTGGTCGAGGTGTCACAGACCATGCCTTGGACGAAGACCCATGCAGGGTTCCAATTCCGCGCAGGTGAGGTGACCTTGTACGCTGGCGGCAACGGTGGCGGCAAGTCTATGGTGACAGGCCAGATTGCAATGGGTCTCATCAAGCAGGGCCAGCGCGTGATGATTGCGTCGTTTGAGATGAAACCCAAGCGCACGCTGTTTCGTATGCTCCGCCAGTTTGCTGGTGAGAACATCGACTTCCCGCGCTACATGGACAAGGCCCGCTACCTGACAAACCTCATCACTCGCATGAGAACCTTTGCCCACGCAAACCTGTGGCTATATGACCAGCAAGGCACGGTGACTGCACAGCAGGTCATTGCAGTGTCACGCTACAGCGCAGTTGAGTTGGGTGTGCAACACATCTTCATTGACTCGCTGATGAAGTGCGTGTCTGGTGAGGACGACTACAACGCCCAGAAGTCTTTTGTTGATGAGTTGACATCGCTGGCCCGTGACCACAACGTCCACATCCACCTGATTCACCACATCCGCAAATTGCAGAGCGAGGAAATCAAGCCAAACAAAAACGACATCAAGGGTTCAGGTTCTATCAGCGACCAAGTGGACAACGTCCTCATGGTGTGGCGCAACAAGAAAAAAGAACACGATGCACAGAACGGCTCTGTTGACCCAATGATTCCTGACGCCTACCTCATGTGCGAGAAGCAACGCAACGGTGAGGCGGAGGACTGGTACTCGCTTTGGTATTTGAAAGACAGCCAGCAGTTTGTCGAGCATCACGACTCCATCCCGATGTCGTTTGACGATGGAGGACGATTTTGAATGAGGCGCAAGAAGGTCAAGGAGCGGACGAACATCGTCACCGTTGTCTCGTTCGGGAAGTCATCAAGATGCGCATCAAAAATCGCGATAGCGCATACCGTTGGTTCAATGGTTACGTTGATGACTTTGGGAAGCGTCACAAGGGATGGAACGAACTTCACCCCAAGTCACGCCTTGAGGCTGATGTTAGAGAGCAATGGGCAAAAGGTAACCGAGGTAACACAGGAGAATGGAAATGAACTTTGAAAAAAACATACTGTCGCAAGCGCAGACATTTTTTACGCAAGAACAATTCAACCAAGCGTTGAGTGAGGCGAAGGCGGAAATCATGGCTGTAGCGATACAGACTACCAAGCAGGCAATCTTTATGGAACGTCAAGCCTGCGCCGAGATGGCTTTTGCTTATGAGGCAAAGCTGGCTGGCAAAGAGGACGATGAGAACTTCAACTCGCCTCTTGCCAATGACATCCTCAACCGCATACCTACACAACGCCAATGATTGAACTCACACTACCTTGGCCCCCAACGGTCAACACTTACTGGCGCAACTTCAACGGTCGCACCATCATCAGTGCAAAGGGGCGCGAGTACCGCAAGGCTGTCGCTGACCAAGTGCTGATTCAACGTGCCGCCAAGCACATCGACTACGCGGTGAAGGTGGAGATTCAAGCCTTCCGCCCTGACCGCCGTCGCCGTGATTTGGACAACCTTTTGAAAGCATTGCTTGACTCCATGACTTACGCGGGCGTCATGCAGGACGATGCCTTGATTGAAGACCTGCGGGTGTACTGGGCAGACGAAGTTGGCGGCATGGTCAAGGTGACCATAGAGGGGATTGAATGAACTGGATTATTTCGCTGGTGGTGGTGTACTTCCTGTTCACGGGGGAGCCGCCATTGATTGACGTACTACACGACCATGTCATGCACTACCTCGCAGAAAAAGAAAAGGGCCGCAAATGAAAACCGAACCAGACTTGATTGACATCTATGCAATGTTTGCGTTGATGGGCCTCATGCAAAAGCCCGTCAAGGGCAAGTCAAAGATAGATATTGCCTACGAGGCTTTTGAGCAGGCGCAGGCAATGGTCGAGGTACGCGAAGACTTCGTGAACAAAAGGGGTGATTGATGGATGCATTTTTAAACGTGATGACTTGGTTTTTTTTATTGTCTGGTGTTTTGTCTTGGGTGGTTGTTATTTGTCTAACGTGGTACTACTGGCTGTGCCAGTCTAAAGGGAGGAAATAAATGTTTGATTCATTCGGAGATTTTTTTTGGACGTTCATGGCAATGTCTGGATTCATGTTCTGGATTTGTCTGGTGATTTTTGTTGGGATGGTAATCAAGCGCAACCGCGCAAAAAGGAGAATGTTTTATGAGTGAAGAAAGAGACCCGCACAAGGCCGTTGACTACATCTTGAAGCACGCGGCGCTCTTTGCCAAAGCAAAGGCGGAGCGCACCTACATCGAGCAGTATCGCAAGTCGCTGAAGGGCATCTTGATGAAGCGAAGCATGGAGACTGCCATCGGGGCGCAAGAGCGTGAGGCATACGCGCACCCAGAGATGGTGGAGTTGTTGAAGGGACTGCAAGCCGCAGTCGAGATAGAAGAAAAACTGAAGTGGGACATCACCGCCGCCGAGTTGAGGGTGGAGATATGGCGCACTGAGCAGGCAAATAACAGAGCAGAAGGAAGGGCAACAGTATGAAAAACATTTTGATTTTGGTTTGTGCAATTGGCGCATTGGCTGGGTGTTCGTCAAACAAGGACGTGCCGCACGTCACGGTGCAGAACCTCATCATGGACAGGAACATCCAACCCCTGAGCCGTGGTGAGCAGATTGACGCCATCAAAGACTGCCAAGAGGCGGGCTTGAGACCTCGCGTGATATACGGCAAGCGCTTGGTGAATGGCTACAGCACAGAGACGGTCATCGACGTGCTTTGCTCCAACCGATATGCGTTTTAATATCTTCCAATGGGGAGTCCTCCACGGTCTAAGCTGGGTTCTGGTTTTGACCGATGGGTGGATAACCCACACGCACTATCTGGCGGCTTTTGGGTTCGCCTTGATGATTTATTCAATGTGGAGGATGACGATGAAAACACCAGAGGACGAAGAGTTCGAGCGCATAGAGCGTGAGCAGGAGCAGAGAAACGCTGAAGGCTGGCGTAAGCGTCAGATTGTCTCGTTGCGAACTAACGTCGAGTCCTTTGATGAGTGGGAACACAGCCACCAACCTTCACAGTATTTCGTTGAGCGTCGGGCCTACATGGCTGGGTTCGAGGCAGGCTCACGCAATGAGCGACTCAAGAAGGAAATGAATGACTGACAAGCCAAAGACCTGTCAGGTGTGCCGCCTGCGTCCAGCAGAGGTTAAAGGCAAGAACAGCAGGGGCGCACCGCAGTGGCGATGCCAGACCTGCCATGACTTGAAGAACCGTGGCGGCTTTACCAAAGGAAAGCAATGAAAACAAAGCAAGAAATTCAAGACGAAATCATTGAGTTGTACGCCGCCCAGAAAGCATTTGGCGAGGTCATGGATTTTGCCCACAACCAACAGATGGACGCAATGAAAAAAATGATGGCGTTGAACCAAATGCTCAAAGACATGGAAGAGGACAGCGAATGACCACGCTCAAAGAGAAAAAGCACATGAACGCGGTGGCTGAGTTGGGCTGTGCTGTGTGCCGACGTATGGGGTACGAGGGGACGCCCGCAGAACTCCATCACAAAAGGTCAGGAACAGGGGCTGGAAGGCGCTCAAGCCACATGGACGTCATCCCACTATGCCCAGAGCATCACAGGGGCAAGACGGGCCTCCACGGGCTTGGCACGAAGGGGTTCCCTAAGCACTGGGGATTCGATGAGGATGACCTGCTGGCAGATGTTGCGGGATTGCTACAAAACAACACTTAGGGTAAGTCCCTACAAAATATTTTGAAAAAGTTGTTGACGGTGTTTAATTTGGGGTTAAACTAGCATCACTGACAGCAATCAAGCAGTCAGGTAACCAAACGAAAGCGAACCATGAAATCAAACGACATCCAACTCACCCAAGTCGACGTACTGGGTAACCTCTTGGCTCAGATTGCTGAGTTGACCAAGCAAGCCGACGCCATCAAAGACGGCATCAAAGAGTCCGCCTCTGCTGGTGGCGACAAAGTGGTTGAAGGCAACCTCTTCAAAGCAACATACATCGAGAGCAACCGCTCCGTGGTTGACAACAAAGCCCTGTTGGCTGAGTTGGGCGCGACTGCCGAGCAGATTGCCCGCCACACAAAAACCACCGCTGTGTTCAGCGTCAAAGTCACCACACGCTAATCAACGGGGCTTCGGCCCCTCATTGGAGAACATCATGCAACTCGAAACATCCGATACATGGCAAACCAAGGCACGCGGCTCCAACGACATGGAGTACCAAATTTATCTGCACTGCGCAGACAACGGTCAGGGCGGCGACATCACCAACAACGGTGAACCGCTCAAGACCTACGAAGAGTGGCTCAACAGTTAATCAACCAAAACGAAAGCGAATTGAAAATGACTCCCTTAACACAGCGCCAAAAGCAAATCATTGCAAAGAACGTCCTTGCCGCCTGCAAAGACATCAACAAGTTGAACAAGACAGGCTACAACTTCCTGTACTTGGCCTCTGGCTTCATTGCCCACTACAACTTGCAGGGCTTCATTGCCTACTACTCAGAGCATTCTCTGAAGGCCGACATCGAGCGCAACGCCAAGCCCAACCAGTGGCACAACTTCCGTCAAGGTGAGCGTGACGCCGACTACTACCACGCCAAGCGTGACTGCTACAACATGATTCTGGGCGGCTTGGTAGCCAGCGACGAGATGGACGCACAGAACTTTATGCGTGACCACTTCCAAATCATTCACATCGGCTAAGGAGAACATCATGGGTCAATATCACGAGGTCTACAACGTAGACAAAAAAGAGCGCATCAACCCCCACGCCATCGACAACGGCCTCAAGTTGTACGAGCAGGTCGGTCACATCGGTAGCACTGCCACTGCGCTGTTCGCCCTGCTTGCAAACAGCAACGGGCGCGGAGGCGGCGACTTCCCTAAGCATGACCTCATCGGTCATTGGGCTGGCGACCGCATCCTTGTGCAAGGCGACTACGCCGAGGGCGGGGACAAAGGCTACGTTCCAGCGGCAGAGTTGGAAGAGTTCACGGACATATCAGCAAAGGTCGCCGATATGTTGAAGACCATCGAATCAAACTGGTAAGGAGAACACCATGAAACACGCACAAGCAGACTACATCAACGCGGGCTACAAATACGAGAAGGCCACCAGTGCCGACAAGGCCCGTGCAGTGGCGGAGGGCATCCGCAAGATGCTCCAAGAGGAACACATCACCGACACCACCGACGCACGCTACTTCGTCGAGCGTGGACGCCAAGAGGCACGTCAGGAGGTGACAGCATGAACTTCAGCATTGAAAAAGACTGGGTGACTGGTTCGGGCCTGCGTGCCGTGGTGGTCATCCACCCAGCAGGTCATCGTTGTGGCTACGTTGGCGTTCCAGCAAACAACAAGCATCACAGCAAGGGGTATGACGACGTGCCTGCCGACGTGCATGGCGGCTTGACTTACGCGGGCGGCGAGGCTGACTACCCTGCACCATCGGCTGGACTTTGGTGGCTTGGTTACGACTGTGCGCACCTTGGTGATGCAAACGACCCAGAACTCATGCAGGGCGAGTACAAAGAATTGCATGACAAGGGAATGTTCAGGCATCACTTTACTGATGACATGGTCAAGTCTTTGGATTACTGTGTGCGAGAGTGCGAATTATTGGCAGGCCAACTTTCAGAAAACAAAGGCATGAAGTACCGCAAGAAACCCGTGGTCATTGAGGCCACCCAGTGGTTCAAGATGGGTGACCACCCGCAGGTGGTTGAGGCCACCATGAGTGGTATGCCTATTTTTTGGATTGAGACTCTCGAAGGCGGTCACATCGTTACCCCCGGCGACTACATCATCACTGGTGTGAAGGGTGAGCATTACCCGTGCAAGCCAGACATCTTTGAGTTGACCTACGAACCAGCAGAGGAGACAGCATGAACACCGACCACATTATTTCCAACAGCCAGACCCAGCGCATGGAGTGCCAGCACTGTGGCTTCACGCAGGCCATCAAGATGCCTGTGCCATTGGACGACCTCTTGTCGCAGTTCGATGCTTTCATGGACGCCCACAAAGCCTGCCAGAAGCCTCAAAGCGAGGCGGTGATGTCTGAGTACATCAGGGGCTTTGACGCGGGTTACAGCTACGTCCTGAACGAGATTGAGCAGTACATCTGGAAATACAAAGACGCCACGTTCTCGCTTGATGAGTTGTTGGCCCACCTGAAGATGGAAGGCAAGCCAAACTGAAACCAATCAAGTCCCCCTTCTGGCACATCCTCCAGCGCGAAATTGCCGCCAGAAGGGCATTGGGGAAACTACCTACAAAATAATTTGCAAAAGGGGGTTGCGCACCCCCTCTTTGTTTATGTTAGAATTACACTAACGACAGCAAGGTGCAGTCGTCTAACAGCGAAGGAACAGAGAAATGAACAAGTTTGCAAACCACTACGGCTACAGCGATGTCAACCCCTACGAGGTGGTGAAGGTAGTCAGCGACAAGACCATTGAAGTGCGTGAGATGGACGCCGAGCGCGATGACAGCGTGAAGCTGGAGTTCCATGTTGGTGGCTTCAGCGCCCACTGCTCCAACCAGCACGACCAGAAGTGGTTCATCAAAAGCAATGACACCAACCCGGTGGTGCGTATCCGTTTGAGCAAGTCAGGCGTCTGGAAAGACAAGCATGGTCGCAAGTTTGGCCTGAGTGACCAGCCCGTCCGCTTCTACGACTACAACTTCTAAAGAGCGGGGGCGAAAGCCCCCAGCATTAGGGAAAGTCCCTAGAAATATTTTTAAAATAGTTGTTGCATCGTTTAATTTGGTGTTATACTAACTTCACTGACACAGCAATACCGCATAGTCAGTTACAGCGAAAGAAAAGCGAAATGAAAAAAGCAATCAAACTCAAAGACATCCGCCCCGGTCAACTGGTGGTCACCAGCGACAGCCCAGAAGCCCAAGTGCGTACCGTTGAAAGCGTTGAGGGTTTCCAAGTCACCTTGACTTGGTACGAAGGCACGAACCAGTGCATTCAAGGCGTGGACTACTCTTTGCTGGGCGTGCCGACAATTGCCCAGATTGAGTACAGCATCAGCAACTACGGTCGGCTGGCGAACATGGAAGACGTCAAGGACGTGGCCCTGTTAATCGGCTAAACCAGAAGGGGGCTTCGGCCCCCGATAGCGAATCAAAAGCGAATCGAAATCGAAAGGAAACAAGATGTCATACCTAGCAGAGATTGAAACCCGTGTTGCAGGCATCCCTTGCATCGTTGGCGTGACCCACTTCGAGAGCGTGCGTGGCTCCTTCAGCTACCACGCCGCCAGTGACTGGGACTACCACGGCTACATCGAGTGCGAGTTTGAAGTGTGCGACCGCCGTGGACGCCCAGCCCCGTGGCTGGAGCGCAAGCTGACCGACAAGGACACCAGCCGCATCGAGTCCGAGATTGCAGAACAACTCAACGATTAAGGGGAACACCATGACACACTTCGACACAATGAACACCATCGTCAACAAGTTCTTTGACAACCTGCCAAAGTCCTACGTTGTCTACTGCGACTACATCGCGCACGTCATCAGCAAAGAACTCAAGGCCAACGACACCGAGCGCTTGCTGTCCAGCGTGAGCCGCCCCAAGTACGACCTGACCCAAGAGGGCGGCTTTGCCAGCACCAAGAAGACCATCGAGGTCGAAGACCGCTTCGGAACCAAGTACCGCGTGACGGTGGAGGAGGTCAAGTGACCTTGCCCACCTTCAGCGTGCGAGAGAACACCATCACGCACGAGAACCCTACACTCATCAGCGATGGCATCATGGTGTGCCAAGAGGCGTTCATCGAGATTGATACCACCAGCATGAGCCAGACCTTTGTTCACCTGCTCATGCACCACATGGGCGAGGGCAACATTCGCGTAAAGGTTGCCAAAATTAAGGAGCAAGCATGACTGACGACGATGACATTCAAGACTATGTTCGCCCTTGGGTGGGTCTGACGGATGAGGAGATAACGGAGTTGCACCACGAAATTAAAGTGCGATTGATGGGCGCATACAAAACCGAAGACATTTACCGCGCCATTGAAGCCAAACTCAAGGAGAAGAACACATGAGTGATGGCTATTACTGCGTAGTGTGCGGCAGGTTTTTGTTGGCAAACGAACA